CCTAGCAGCCTCGATTTCATCTGGGTCGATTAGTGGAGTGTCACTGGTAGGAAATCGCCAAGAAGCCCATTCCTCATCGGTCCCATCCAAGCCTCGAAGATATAGCCGGTGAAACCAATTCCTACCCGACGGCGTTCCGATGAATAGCGCACTGCCTCGCCTATCTGAAAGCGCCGGTCGAATGGCGTGCGTCCAAGCCTCGGATTTCATGAAGGCGCACTCGTCTAATACGCACAGACTCAGCCCGTCACCCCGCAGCGAATCCGGGTCGTCGGCGCTTCTGATTTGCACAGTTCCTCCTCCGGGAGCCAGAATGAGCCGCTCGACTTTACTAATTTCGCATCCGGGATGCTGGACCGCCATGCCCTTAATCAAGCGCCAGCCAACATTCGCCATTTTATATGTCGGAGCAATCCACCAAGAACGACCGCCCTTAAGAGCCTCCCGATAACTCATTACGGAGCCTAGCCCTGTTTTCCCCCACCGCCGGCCGCACGCTAGAACCTTAAAGCGAGCAGGGTCGTCACGAACTATCTGCTGAGAGCGATGGAGCCCTGGCAGCGTTATATCATAATTGACCGTCATTAAAATCCGCCCATACAATGTTCACGCTGATGTCGCTCCCGTCTGGACCGGTTATCTCGTGTCTGTCTGAATAGCCGCGCTCTTTGGCCTTTCGAGCTAAGTACCATTTCGCATCAGCGGTATTGCCGCCTTCGATGCCCTTGAGAATCACGCTCTCGGCCATATCCTTAACACGCTCGCACTCGTCCTCGTATGCCGCCTTAATAGTCGGATACTGCTCGACATAGCGCTTGGCCGTTGACCATGTGCAACCAAGCCGCTTTGCGAGCGTCGATATTACACCGCCGGTCCCTGGGAGCGCCGATATGACCTCCCTAGCCGTAAACTTGTCGTTATATCCTGGTCGCCTTGCCATCGTCTTTACCCATTATGCAAAGCAATTAAAGCTCGTGATTGTTTTGCATGGCCAGCGCAAGGAATTCTGAACGAGCAGAAGCCCCATGCATAAATATCCCTCGCATGACGGAGCTCGTCATAATGCCGTCTGTTTTAATGCCCCTCATTATCATGCAAGTATGCTTTCCCCTAGATAACACCGCAACATTCTTCGAGCCGCTCAACCGCTCGACCTCATCTGCGACTTGCTCCACAAGGTGCTCTTGAGTCTGGAGGCGATGAGCATACTTATGAGCTATCCTTGCGAACTTGCTTAAACCAAGAACAACGTCCTCCGCTATATAGCCAATCGAGATGTCGCACCAAAACGGGAGCATATGGTGCTCGCATAACGACCAAACTCGAATGCCCGATACGACTACCATCTGATTCGCCGCTGTGGTCTCGAATGTTTTATTCGTGTTTCCTGGGTCGTAATTAACGAAATCCCGCCAGTAACGAGCAAAGCGGGTCGGAGTCTCCAATAGCCCTGGTCGACTAGCGTCCTCCCCTATGACCTCAAGAAGCTCCCGCCCGATGGCCTCGAGCCTGGAAAATTCAGCATCGCCTATTCTACCCATTTGCTTTTTCGCCATTAAACTCCTCGTCGATTGCCAAAGGCGAGAACGTGCAGTCGGGTCGTCAATATGTATCCTCTGTCGACAACATGGGGAGCAATCGTCCTAGTAACACCAAGCAGCTCCCCCTCAGTGATGCCGACTGGCATTATGTATACTGGTTTCAGCCCATAAAGCTCGACAAGCTCATCGACCTCGGCCAATTCCTCTGGCTTTCCAATAACGAACTTGAACGCCCGAGACGGAGCCAGATTGAGCGTGTGAAGGGCGTTTTCCTTAATGCTATCTCGACGATGGTTTCCACTGTGCTCGAGCTTTGGCGATATATTCCAGTGCTTGACCAGTTCGGTCGTTTTGGGAGTGATGGTTCCAGCCGTTTCGATTTCGGTGAACCACTTTTCGGCGTGAAGGCGCTTTGTAAGAACAGCAAGGGAGTCCTGTTGGAGCATTGGCTCCCCGCCGGTTATTACAAGATGTCGCCGGCCGTCGTCTAGCGAGGTGATTGCGTCATAAACCTCATCGACCTCCATCATCTTGACTTCTGCGGCTCTGTCCCAATTCTTAAAATCCCACGAATAAGGCGTATCGCACCAAGTACATTTTAGATTGCATCCAGCAAGCCGCAGGAAAACGCAAGGCTTGCCGAGATGCGGTCCCTCGCCCTGAAAGGTCATGCCGAACAGTTCGTTTACTGCTAGAATCATTCCGAGTACTCCGCCCATGTTTTCGGCGTTTCCGAAACGCGCACCGAATGAATCATCACATCGGGAAAAAGAATAAGAGCAACGGCGTATAAGTACTTCGCAATCTGCTCCGCGCTTGGCTGAGCCTCGAGCACATCGTTAAGATGCCTATGGTCGAGAGTGCTGTCAATGTGATCTGAAAATGGCTTGAGTTCACCGTAGTCCTTAACGAAGCCCTGGTGATTAAGCCCTGGTCGAGATAGCCTAAGCTCAACCGCATAGTTGTGGCCATGAAGCCTCCCGCATGGATGACCGTCTGGCAGCCCCTCCAATATATGGGAGGCGGAGAAGTGAAATTGCTTTGCTATAACGTACATTTGCTCGTTGACCTCCTGGGTCGTTTTGGTGTATTATGTCCTTGTAAGCACATCATACAAGGAGAACGAAATGAAACACCCAGTCCACTTTTCAGAATCAGATGCCCCATTACCTTATATCATCGGTCAGTCGGTCGAGCCCGAGGAGCTCGTAATGCCAGACGACCCAATCATGCAAGCCCGCCTCGACGACATCTTCGAAGCCAGCCCATTGTCGAATGAAATCATCCCCGATGACTGCGAACTTTTCGTCGGATACGAGTGCGCCCTATTCTTCGACGACGAGCAGAAGCGGGTCGCCCAAGTTAGCCTCGACGGAACCGTCATCGAAATTCCCTGGGAATCATGCGTGTTCGATACCGGCGAGGATTTCGAGAGCGAATTCTACGGTCCAGACGACATCGGTTTAAGGGCTCCATGCGATGGATACTGGGCAGCCTAAAATTCGACAATAGCTCCCACCTCCCCGTCCTCCGAGACGGAAACGACACCCGCCCGTTCATCACCGAATTGGCGGGTGATTTCGTATGCGATATCCCTTGCTATCGCCTCGCAGGACATCTCGTCTAGTTCACCGCTTGGCGTATGCTCTTTACAAAAATCGAGCAGGTCGTGAAGTTCAACCTCTCGATTATCATGATAAACCTGAAGCCGCACCTCAACATGAAAAAGATGTCGATGGCGGTCGGCTAGATACGACCTCGACCAGTTCGTCCTCAACGCCCCTGGCCAGCGATGAAAGCCCTCGACGGTATATCTCACGAAGGCGTATGTTTTATCTTGCTTCATGGTAGCAGCTCCATTCCAATATCCTCCCAAGCGGCAAGATGCGCCTGCCAATTACGCTGTTGCATGTTGGCACCATATGCCGACATTCTGGTCGCCTTGCGACTTCCGTGTTCGGAGTTTATGTCTGACTTGAGCTTGTAAAAATAATTCTTGTGGAGGTTTCCTATCGTAGCGCCGTCACTTTTTGGCCTATAGCCTCCAGTCCAACGCACTGCGGCAAGCCATGAGCTCGAATCTGCGCTATCGATTGGAAAAGCATTCAGCCATTCGTTAGGAGTTAGCCCTAGCAGATGAATCCATAGGTGCGGATATTTGCGCTTTCGCTCCCATGCGGTCGCAACTAATTTCAGGCGGGTCTCCCTGTTGGCCTGAACTACGTTTCCAAAGCAGATGCGGTCATAGCGCTCCGCAAGATAGTCGAAATAATCCCATCCATCATTGAAGGGGTGATATACTGGTATCGGCCGCAGCCCCTTCCCCTCGAGCATCTCCCGAGTCTTAATCTTATTATCTCGACCTCCCTGGTCAATCTCGATATAGCCCCAAGAGTCCTCGCCGTATAAATAATTAATCTCCAGATAGCGCTCGAGGAGGTCGTCGAACCCGTCGATTTCATCTGGCGGCAAAGCAAGCGCTTCGTCCATCGTCATGTTGTGCGCTTCTTTATGTCGGTTCGTTAGCCAGAATACGCCAGAGTCAATTAATACGTGCTTTCCAGCGGCAATCCAAGCCTTGAGGTGATTGACCTCTCGCTCGCCTGGGAGCTCATTAATTGCCACAAGCAGATAATCATGCGCAGGAGCACCATGAAGCATCCTCTCGACATTCGAGGCAATAAAATAGACATTATCGCCAGCGATGTCGGCTTGCATAAACGATTGCTGTTCTGTTGGCTTCATGGCGATGAAGTGCGCCCGACTCCCGCCCTGCCACTTACCCGCTGTTTTTTGCAACTGAATCCTCCCCGTTTATTT